ATCCTTTTTTACTTGCTTATGTAATAAACCTAATGCCTTTGTTCTTTGCATTTCAACTACTGGGTCTTTCCAAATGGTAACCCTTGAAGCATAAACAAATCCTGCATCCTCAAAAGCCTTCAATAATAATCCGCTAAAATCTCTCAACCCTATAAACCCATGCTTCCCCTTTTGTACAGGTAAATCCATACAATGAACCGCTACATTTCTCCCTTGCATCATTACTCTATGAAGTTCCTTAATTAAAAATGAGAATTGCGTTAGAAACTCATTGTAGTCCTTTGAATTGCCCATATCTTCTAAATGACTACTATAAGTATATAATTCAGCAAATGGTGGGCTAAAAACGCTTAAACCAATACTTTCGTTTTCAAGTTCTGTAATTAATTGAACACAATCTCCTTTCTTTATTTTATAGTGTTCGTTTACTTCCTCAGTAATATCGTAATTACCTGAACTTAATAACTGATTATTTAAGTTAGCATTGATAGCCTTAGACATTTCATCTTGCATAATTTTAAATTGTTTTTGTTTATTATCAATAGATTGTTTTACGTTTGACATTGTATCGGTAGTAATAAGATATATATTAACTTCTTTATCCTGACCAAATCGGTAACTTCTTCTAATAGCTTGATATAATCCCTCGAAGCTGAAATCTAAAGAAGCAAATATTTGATTTTGGCAGTTTTGGTAGTTCATGCCAAATGAAGCTATTTTCGTCTTGCTGACAAGGATAGAAAACTCGTTATTTGCAAAACCTAATAAATGTTTTTCTTTCCATTCGTTAGTATCAGAACCTTTAACTTCAACCGAATTAGGTAGTAATTTTCTAAGTAAATCCCCTTCTTCATTCTGTTTTATCCAAATTAAAAAGGTTTCATTATGTTTACTATTGACTATTTCAACTACTCTGTTTAATCGTTCTATTTTAGTTAATCGTAATTCCTGATTAAAGTTTGTCGCTGATATTGCAGCATCATTAAATAATCTGCCGTTTTCTCTTTGTGTGGTAATTATTTGTTCTTCAATTAAATTCAATGTAGGTAGATTATAACCATCCATTTCAAAACCTATATCAGAGGGGTTATTAAGCATTATAGCCCATGTTCCTATGAACTGGTAAAATAACTTTGTAGCGTGTCCTTTTAATCTCCATTTTGCAGTTTCTCCTCCATCGTGAACAAAATACATTGCTAACATCTCATTTCGGCTCATTACATCTAAAAACTCCGAATGGTTACCTAATTCCATTGGGTCATTAGGCGATGGAGTGGCAGTACAAGCCAGCTTATATGGAGTATTTTTAAACTCGTCCAATATTAGTTTTTTAGTAGCACCTTCAAAGTTTTTTAATATACTGGACTCATCAAGAACTATACCACCAAATACTGAACAATCTATATTTTCTAATTGTTCGTAATTAGATATAAATATACCTTGACCAAATACATCTGATTTTAACTTTTGGACTTCTATATGGAACTTTTTACCTTCGTTAATTGTCTGACCACCAACTGCCAATGGTGCAAGGATTAATACAGGCTTATTGGTCTTAATAGTAACGTGCTTTGCCCACTCTAATTGCATCAATGTTTTACCTAACCCACAATCAGCAAATATGGCATACTTACCAGCTTTTAAAGCCCGTTTAACAATAAACTTTTGAAACGGGAACATTGCGGAATTTAATTCAGATTCGTTTACTTCAAAACCACTTTCAATGTGTGTTTTTTGTTTACTTTTTAAAAATTCATCGTAAGTTTTATTCATATTTTTTAATTTAAAGCAAAATTAATATTTTATATTATATAAACAAAATATTAATTGTAAAATATTTTATTTTTCTATTTTAGGTAATATTACAATTTCTCCAAACTTTAAATGTAGTCTTTTAATTAATTCCTTAACATTAGGATATTCATTTAGTATTTTAGTAGCATAAGGGCTTATTTTAATTACTCGTCTTGCACGTTCAATATCTTGCACAATAAATGAATCGCCAGTTGTTAAATCACGAAATTTCATTTCACCTAACCATTCCCAAACATGGTCGTTTTCGGTATTACGGCATATTGCTATTTGCTTCTTTTCTTGTTCCATTATTTAATGATATAAGTTTATTCATAAGTTTATTTCTTTCATTTAATGCTGATGTAAGTGAATTATTAAAATCATTATTATAAGCTAAACTCAAAATAATCTTAGGAGTAGATAATTTATTAGAATAACTTTCTTTAAATTAACTTTTGCCATTGTGTATGTTTTATATTATAGTTTGATTTTCTTCTAATAGGTTTTCGGTGTCCATGTATTCTGCTAACCAATCGTTAGCATCCCTTATTTTAAAGGTTTCATGTAACTTAAAAAAGCCTAATCTATCAAGTTCTGGAAGGTCTTTTGCTTTATCCGAACGGATTGCGAACTCTCGGTGATAGATGTTATTGTGGGTGCGCTCTAATACTAATATCATTGTTTAATTATTTATTGGGTGAAAAACTGCATAAAGTAATCCAATAGCTATTATGGCTACAAAAGCCCAGAATACTATCTTTTCTGATGATTGTTCCCTATTCATAGCTTATTATTTAATTCGTTATCTGGGTCGTTAATTACGCTTGTTCTTTTATAAACTAAGTAAGCGATATACCCTATTAATGCAATTGTTAGCATATAACAGAATGCGAAGATTATAGGGTACATTATTTGCGTTGTGCTTGTTTCCATATTATGCGATTGTTTTTTCTTTTAATCTAAATACAGCAACGGTATAATTGTTAGCTAACCAATTTAGGTCAATTTCCGTTGATACATAAGTAATTTGAATTGTGTCAGTTGCTGGGTAATTACTTTGAATTGCAATTGGGAACTTTGACCCCATACAATCATCACTTAAATTGTGTCTTACTCTGTAATTTGCGTTTGTCATTTTGTTTAATTTTATGTTTTGAAAACACGAATATAATACTTTATATCATATAAACAAATTATTTACAAAGTATTTTTAAAATAATTTGTTTAGTCCTCAATTTCAATCGTATCGCCACTACTTATTTTGCGTTCTAATATATCAAAGAAGTTATATCCTTTTGCTTCTATGTGTTCTCTTACTTCTTTATTTTTGGGGGTTATTGTTACGGGTTTACCTGTTTTTGTTTTTGCGCAAGTTTCGGCTAATACATATCTATCTAAAACCCGATTCCATGATTCTATGTAAGAAACGCTATTACGATAATCTTCTGGAGTATTAAATCCATAATGCGATAAGTAAGGGGAATACTCAACCGCTATAATGTTTTTTGAAAAGCGCAAAAGAAGTTCATCGAATATAACAAGCGGCTCTAATGGTGGGGTTATCCCTTTCTCGAAGTAGTATGTCATTTGCTCAATATCGGCTTTATATATCGGTTCGCACCTTTCTGCGTTTATATTATATTGCCTCATTCTACAATCGTCTTTACAAACATATAATACAGATGCTGATATGTTGCCGTTTTTCTGATAGTGGTAACCTTGCATTTGGTGGGATGCCATAGGCTGTCCTTGCCTATCTACTTTATCAAAAGCGAAAGTAGAAACAGATTTAAGTTCGATTATTTTTTCAGATAACGTTTGCCCCGAAAACCTACCCAATATGTCTAATCCTATTTTATGAAGATAATCGGGCAAATTCAAATCTATTAACTTGTAAAGTTGTTCCTGATAGTCAATATAGCCACCAGCTATAAAGTCACACCTTCCATGTACTGATAAAAGATTTTCGTATGGCGTTGCATCAATCTTTTTTTCATCATGCTTTAAAATGCCGCTACCTACTAATACTTGTTTTACTACTTGCTCGAATATATTGCCGCAGAGAAATTTGCGTAAACTTCTATCATTTGGAGGATTAGTTGGCTGCAACCCAATCATTTTATGGTATCTATCATAAAAGCTGCCGCCTATCTCACTCGCATAAATATAATCTCTTTTTACAAGTGGGCGGTTTTCTTTCATTGCAAATTCATTCCAGATATTCGCAATGTTCCAATTAACGATTTTAGTTTCCATTTTGTGTTTTATTATTTTGGTGCTATTTTACAGTTGATACAATCTTTAGGCTGTATTAGTTCATTAAACATAACCCATTTTTTAAACTTTGTGTAATTTGTTTTTATTATAATATTACAAATGTACTCTATGTTATTTGTTTCTTTAAATCCGTTTTGTTGTTTATAAAAAGTAATAATTATGTCCTTTATTATAAATTCTTTCATTAAACCGTATTCATTAAACCATTTTCTTATTATTGGGTAATTATACATTTACTTTTAGATTTAGAGATTTTGAAGTGGTGTAAGATACAACCCCCTCCCCTTATGGAAAATACCAATAAGAGAGTTGAGTTGCACCAATTACTTTTGAGTTTTTCGACCCGTCAGTTTGGCTGATAGCGGTGAAAGAATGTTTTTAATATTCAATGTACAACCCCAAAGACCATACTATCATTTAAGCGTTTCCTATACAAAAAGAAACATTTTGTCGGTGTTACCCAACTTTGTAGTAAAATACGTTTAATGTGTACCTTAATCTGCTTCCAGCCTTACTTATGTGTAGTAAAGGCAACTAAAAAGAAAATCTCTCGATTAATGTGAGGGCATTAACGAGAGATTACTTTTGTAAGCGGTTGCTTAGATAAGTAACCTATAAACAATACCCTCATATTCTTTATAGACTGCATTGCAAATATATACACATTTTTCCGTAATACTCAAAAATATTTTTCACCCATTAAATTAAAAGAACTTTGCAAACATATATACTTAATCTTATATAAACAAATAGCTTTTATTTATCGTGTTTAATAATAACCGCTTTCATTTCTTCTATTGCTTCTGTATTACCTTTTAATAGGTGGTTTTTGATATGTGTTAGTATTTGCCAATCTTCTGGCTTTACTCCTTCAATAAGCGGCTTTGTTAGTTCTGTGGTGTTTTCAATTATTGCATCAAATTCGTTTTCGCACACATCAAATAAAGTAAGCATATCGTCTTTTACTTTATCTATTACTGAATCAACTTGCTTTAATCTTAGCTTTAACTCTTGGCGATATACTGTTGTATTCTTTAATTCGTGCATTAAGTTTAGTAATACCGCACTTACTGTAACATAATGTAAAAGGATTACAGCTTCCTTTTGGGTAATTTTAGTTTGTGGCATATAGTTTATAATTCATTTTGTAATTCAGATACTAAATCCCCGATATTGATATTTGTATAGGTGTGCATGAATTTTTGTAAATCTTCACACATCTTTTTGCCCATATTAAACCTATCTTCTATTTCCATGTTATCTGCATTTTGTATGGTTACCATTTTATCCAGAATTAAAGAGCAAAATATATTAATTATAGCGATTGTACCATCTATTGGGAAATCGGGCTTTATTCCTCTTCCTATGCAATAATTTTGCAATGCTACATCTATTTGAATAAGCGGGTCTGTTAATGATTCTCCGAAAGTCATATTGTGTGGTTTTTATTTATCTAATACTATATTAGGAAATACTTGTTTTACAAAATTATTAAACAATTTATTTTCTACTTCTT